TACGACCCATGTCACCTTTTAAATCACCTGCATCAAACTGATTAACATCAGTGGGTGTTAATAACATACCTAAACTATCTAATACAAATAATACTTTAGGTCTGTCTTCTTGTGGAAGTGTTTTATAATCAGTTACAAATTTACTGATTGTCTTGGCTACATCGTCAATCATAGCCATATTAAGTTTTAATAATTTGCTTTCATCAGTATCTACACCTAATGCTTTGAGCCAATCTTCGTCTAGTGCATTTTCTGTATCAACCAAGATAACAAAGATTCCTTGTTGCTGTGCGTGTCTAACCAAGTTTCCTGAACAAATGTAACTTTTTCCTGAACCGCTTTCGCCAGCAAACACAGTGACCTTACCAAGAGGTACACCTTTGTTAAAATCACCACTGATAAGATAATTGAGTGCATAATTTCCTGTACTTACCCAGTCTGTTGGATCATTATATCCTATACTGAGTCCTTCTATTGATTTTGTAATTTCTTTTCGAAATTTTGATATGTCAAATGGTTTTACCAATTTTATCTCCGAATGTTTGTTTATCTAATAAGTCTGGACATTTTTCTGCCATTGAATCTAATTCATAATCATTTGGATAATGACGCAATGCCCCTCTCGCTCTATCCCGAACTATACTTGGTACCCTAGGTGTTTTACCAGGATCACATAGTTCTTCTAATAGTTTTTTACCTTGCTTGATAGCACGGTATCTTTCGTCTGGTAATGTCATATATATCTCCTTGACGAAGGGAATATTACTATCCCCTTCTATTACCTATTAAGCACTTGCGTTTTGTTTACGAGCACGGATCATTGCTAGAATGTCCTGTGTTTTGTCGTTTTGTGTAGTCTTTGGTACTACTACTGGAGTTGATGCTGTTTCAGGCTCATCTTCATCAGGAATAGAACTTGCTATGGGTGCTTTTGCGGGTGCGCTAGTAGTAACGGTACTAGGCGCAGTTGTTGATTCCGCGGTTGAACCTGCAGGTGCTTCCAATCCATATGGACGATAGTATTGACCCCAACGCTCATTATCATATGGGCGTCCATCAACACTTGCCTCAAACATTTCTTTGATAATTCGTTGTTCTGCCTCTGTTGGTTTCTTAGGCAAAAACTCTGTTAGATTAAACAGTCCAAAACTTTCAATTGCTTGTTGTTCTGATTCTGTTAATGCACTTTCTTTTCGTGCCCAATTACTTGTACTGTAATCAGCATATCCACCTTTACTTGTTTTCTTAACATTAAAGTCAAGACCACGAGTATAGTGTGTTGGGATTTCTTCCATTTCAGGATCCATAATACTTGCTTTGATAATAGCAAATATTTGTGGACTGATAACAAATCTACGAATTGGATTCGCAGGAACTTTATCGTCACCGATTGGATTTTGACGAACAAAACCTTGAAAGATATAACTGCGTTTCTTCCAATACTTGTTTGCCATTTCTTTCAAACTTTCATCCTTATACCATGGACGAACCTCTGCCAAGATAGGACAGTTGTCGCCATACATTTCCATACAAGGAACTTGTACTTGAACTTGTTTTACATTTGGATCACCTTTAACGCCATTGAATGGAAGTTTGATGATTTGTCGTTCTACCCAGAAGAATGTGTTAGTACTGTTTGCATCTGGAAGAAAACGAATTGTGGCTGTTGTGCCTTCATCCATGTTCCAGTGTGGGTAGATTGAGTTGTCAGATTGTTGGTTGCTTGAACCACTTGACTTGTTTTCTTGTGCTGCGATACGAGCACGAATTTCTGCTAATGATGCCATAATAATATCCTTTTTTCATTAAGTTGGTCTTTGTTGAGTTGTCGCCACACATTATTATGTGACTAACATTAGAATCAAGTATAACATACTTTTTTCTATTGTCAATATTATTTATCACCTGATAGGGCAAATATATGATATTTTATTGCGTTTAATAGCGGATTTGGGATAATTGATTTAGTGCGTTCTCATACGCATAAATCAGTGATTCGTTGAACAATGAACCTTGTTCTTGGTTTCTATTTTTATATGCATTCACCAAGCGTCTATGGGTAATATCAAATTTTTCCCTTACCACTTTTTGTGAAATAATAGAATGATATTGATACATAAGGTGCATATCATCCTCTACAAGTTGATTCAACCCATGTTCGTCAATAATGGTACCTACATCATTTGGATATAATTTTTTATACAAATAAACAAACTTTGGTAGATATGTTTCTAACCAAGTTTTTTCCTCAACTGAATAATTGTTTGCTGTAACATATGTATCTTCACGCAACTTTTCAGTTTCGTCGGGTAATGTTTCTAATTCAGGTTCGGATAAATTTAACTCAGGTCCAAGTTCGTCCGGCTCCTGATTTAATTCCTGGTCTAGTTCTGGATCAAATTCTGGCGCATGTTTTGCTGTTGATTGTGCTTTACTAATAACATCAGTTGCCATATCTTGCTTACCTAAACTACGAATCAATTCTAAGTTGTGGCTAATTTCAGATTTTGCATCTTCAATATTATTAATTGTATTGTTTAAATATTCTTCATAATTATCAAACTTATCCAACTTATCTTTAAATCTTTTTAATATTTCGTTTGAATCTTTTTCTACATTACTAAGTTTTTCTTCCATACTACTGGCTTGTTGACCAAAGTCTTGGAATAATTGTGCGCTTACACCTTTAATATTTGATATTTCTTTATCCAATTCAGCAAATTTATTACCCCATGATCCAATCTTTTCTGCATTCTTACGAATACTCTTTTGAAATCTTTTTTCTTTTGCTTGTAATTGTTGTTCGGTGTGTGATAATTGATCCATTACTTGGTTAAACATTCTATCACTAACACCTTGTTTAGTTGCTAATACATTAAGAGAATCTTGTATTTTACCTATGCTTTTATCATCAGCAATAGATTTCATTTGTTGTACTTTGGTTTCTAGTTCAGCAAATTTTTTATCATCAATACTAGGATTATTACGGACTTTTTCTAAATCACTAAGCATTTTTTCAATTTTATCAGCACTTGCTTTTGCTGCAGATTGTTGTATCTCACCTGCAGGTTTTAATTTAGCACTTAAATCTTTAAGTCTTTGAACTTCTAATTCAGTTTGTTGTGCTTGATTTTCATGGTCATGTAATTCTTTACTTAAATCTTGTAATGACCTACGCAATTTATCATTCTCACGTTTTTGTGCGTTAATAACTTTATTTTGTTCGTAATCTAATTTTTCTTGTGTTGCTAATTTATCAGCAACAAACATACTCATTGCTTGTTCTGGACTACGGTCTGGAAACTTTATTTCTGCTTGTCGTTGAATGTCAACTGCAATTGGAATAGGGCGATCTCTACCAGCCTCAGCGACTATAGTATTAGCCCACTTTTCAAACTCAAGCAACTCACGCATTTTAGAGTCCTGATAATTTTTTAATTCTTACCATTGGGTCTACACTTTCAGTAGCACCACCTACTAATTTACCACGCAAACCTTTTTGACTACGCTCTTTATTACCTAATATTGTTCCACCTGCATTAACTTTAGCAGTTGCACCTAATTGACCTACCGCATGTTGTTGTGGTCCTATATCTTCTTTTACTTCGTCTTCATTATAATTTGTATCTGTTTCGGCGTTGCCATCTGGATCAGTATATGTAGAACCACTATATTTTTTTCCAGTTTTAGGATCAGTATAATCCCAACTTGCTAATGATTTTTGTTGACCTGTAGTAGGATTTTTAGCGATGCTTGTACTTGTAAAAGTATTGCCTAAGTTACTACCTTTTTCAGTACTTTGTTGATTTGTATAATTACTTACAACATCAAAACCATCACCTTCAATTACTTTATCAGCCCATTCTTCTAACTCAGATACTTGTTTGATTTCTTGGTTCTCACTAATATTTTTATTCAATCTATTCAATATAGGTATTACACTTTCAATGCGAGGATCTAAACTGCTGTTAATAAACATTTCGCTTAAACTCTCGTCTTCTTCACCTTCCATTAGTGTAGGTGTGTAACTTTCAAAATATTGATTGTATCCACGCTTACCTGCTAATTTATGTAGTGATTCACGCAAACTCAAGTAATGTTCCACACCGGCGCTTACTAACCTTTGTGTATCTTCGTTGAATTGCCCATTACGAGTGGCACGAACAAAGCCTGCCATTTTTGAATATTCTTCACACAAACTTGTAATATGATTCCACTTGTCATCATTAACTTTGCCACCTTCAGCAATATGTCTTGCATAAACTCTTGCTAATCCTGGCTTTTGTGTAGGTGCTAAAAATCTTTCACCTAATTGATTTTCAATAAAGATTTGATGAATGTTACGGTAGCGTTGCTCACCTTCTTCGATGTTACGATTATGTTTTATAATGATTTTACACTCAGGTATGTTATCATTATAACTGGCTTTTTTACCCATTGGGTGATAGCCTTCTTCTAATTTTTTACTATGTTCTCTTTTAGCCATATCGTATTCCAAATTATCCATGTCATCTAATTCAAAACTTTTGACTTTACCAAAAATCATTTGTCTTATATTAGGTATTAATTGATTCCATGTTATTTCTCCATGGTCGCTGGTTGTAGGGCTATTTTCTATTTTATCACTATAGTAAATTTTTAATTTGCCCTCGTTGTCTAAACTTATGCCTGCTGTTCCATAATTTCTACCATCTAATTTAAACTGGAACTGTATAACTTCTGCTTCTTCAGGAACACTTACTTCCTTGCCATTTGTAGACTTGTAGACTGGTTCATACCCATTACTTTTTAAGTAATTGTAAATGTCGTTTTTAGTTTTTTCTTGATTTTTTGCCATAAGTTTGTCTCAATAGTATATTTATGCAAAAACTGCAAAGAAGGGTAATGGCATAATCATATCATTATGGTCACGGATATGATTCTCTAAATCCATGTTAAAATCACTTAATTGTTGAATTACCCTGACATTAAGCAATGCAGCCATAATTAAATCATCAGTTTCGCCCAATTTTGCTTCATAACTAGCACCTTTTGCTACAAAGGTCTTAAGCTCTGAAACCAAACTTTTACTGTTTATTTTGAGTTTTTTACTTTCGACCAATGACTTAAACTTAGCACAAGCGGCTAACTTACTTTTGTTAGTAGTTGTGAAACCTTTTCGTTTTTTACCGGGCTCTGAAATAAAATTACCTATAATATTCTGCTCCCCGTATTCATTTAATGAAACCAATGCGGCCTCGCCTACAGAGTTATTTTCAATACTGTAATATATATTTCTAGGTTCACCTGTGCAGTCACTTATATACTTTGTTATTTGTGCTATTAGTTTTATTTGACTTGGTATGTCAGATTTATTATGTTTCCATTCACCTACTTGTGTAGTAGTATTTGCTTCAAAGATTTGTATACCTGCAGGGTCACCACCTGTACCAATACTAGGATCTAGTGTTACTACATATAAATTTCCTTTTTCAGGTTTTTTATACCATCGTATTTGTCCTTGACGCAATGTAGGTTCTACACCTTCTAAATCAATAAGTGTAGTTGGAGCAATTAGTGTTTCATCAGCAACAATAAATTCACAATTCATCTCTCGGCGGAATCTATCTTCTCCTAATTGACTAGTCATCTCCTCAGCCCATTTGTCATCTCGTTCAGGATGGGCACGCCATGTTGCTTTATATGCTTTAAAGCCATTGATACCTATATCTGTAGTGTTGCCAAACTCATCTTCAGTTTTGTTTGCGCCTTTCCAAATAAGTGCAAATTGGTCTTCGTCACTATTAGGAGTACTTGTTATAATTGCTTTACCACCAGTTGATAATGTTGGTGTAATAGATGTCCAGAATTCTTGTGCTATAGTTGGTCTTACGAAAGCAAACTCGTCTAGGTATAATAATGAAATAGATAGACCACGACCTGTGTTTTCTGTTGTAGTAGCACTAATAATACGACTACCATTATCAAATGCTAAACTACCTTTGTTGTAGTCTACTGCACCTGCTTTAATATGATTGGGACAGTTTTCGTATGCATATCTAACACGTTGCATAATCTCTTGTGCACCTGCATATTTATGTGCTGCAATTAGTATAGTGCTATCGGGGACAAACATAGCATACCATAATAGATAGCCGGCAGCACTTGTTGACTTACCTGTTTGTCGTGCCATCAAGTTGATACTAAAACGATATTTGTGATATGTTTCAATTAATTCTTTTTGGAAGTCCCATGGATGATAGTGCATACTACCACGAGTTGGGTGTTGGATCATAAAGAAGTTATCCATAAAGTATAGATAACCCGTATCAGGATCACAACATTTAATGTAATCGTCTAACTGTTGTTGATCCTTAAATTTAGTTTTTTTATAAGGAGTTTTGACAAGTGTATTTTCAATCATAAATTTATTTATTGGCTAAATGAATTTATAAATTAAATGCCCCATTTAGTGCCAAGATAACTTTCTATTGCAGTTACTTCGCCTGCGGACAGTGCTTTGTTAAAAAGTAACACTTCTCCTATTTGTCCTTTGAATGGATTTTGACTACTAGTATCTTGTGCTCCCCAAACATAATTGTCATTTGATCCACTACTCTTTGTAGCAATAGTACCTGAAATTGTAAGTGGTTGCTCTGCTTTATTATAAATGTATCTTAGTTTTTGAGAGGCTGTACCACCATTACCATTATAAACAAAACTATGTAATTGCCATGTATTTAAACTTAATCCAACTACACTTGTACCTGTACCACCAGAACACTTAACTTTCCATGCACCTGAACTATAGAAGATTTGTAAATCACCTTGGTCAGTATTACATAGATAACAAGTTGTCATACTTGTAGTAGGTTTACAGACAATAATAACAGTCATGCCCGATAAATTACCTAACCAACTTGTAGTACTATTTGTATTGAAGTATCCACCTGTACCCATGTTAGCGGCACCTAATGTTCCATTAGCATTTGTAATATATTTAAAATTTGAAACTTGATTAGTGTTATGATTTCCACCTGATATATCTTTAGCACTTGTCATTGAACCACCGTTAACCACTGTAGTAGGTACAGGACTATAACTAGTTGATCCTGCACTACTAAAATCATACCACAACTTTGCACTAGGCATTTGTGCTAATAGATTTGATGAATTGATAAGACTAAATTGTGGTCTTAAACCTATACCAAGCGACTTACTTGTACGACCAAACATAAATCAACCCCAACTTACTAGTTGTGCGTATGTAGTATAATTACCACCTTGGTTTGTAATACTAAAAGCAATTATGTCACGCTTATTAGGTGTGCCTGTTGGTGTTACGCCACCTTGCCAGAAGAAGTTTGTACCTTGTGTTTGTGATACACCGCCTATTTGTAAACCAGTACAATAATAAGCACTACTACCTTGTTTTAATATAATTGTAACTGTAGTAGTAAATCCATTACCTAAATTTAGATTGTTTAAGTTCATAATAAAGTTAGCAGTAATATTTGTCATAGTAAATTCAAATATCTGTCCACCTAAACAATCAAATGATACAACATTACTAACGGGTGTAGGTGTAACAAAGGTAATAGTCTCTGACATTTGTACACCTCTAAAACTACCACTTACTAATGTTATATTAGTTGCTCCTTGTACCGCACTACCTATATTGATAAGAGTAGTACTACCTAATAAACCATTTGTACCTAAGTTTACAGTAATAGTTTTGCCTGCTGCTGTTAACCCTGACCCCAAGTTTAATGTTCCATTATCAGTACCATGATAAACACTTAATGTAGTTGGGCTATTATATAATTCTACTGTGCTGGCTGTTGAATCTTGGCTAATAATATTACTTGTAATATTTCCTGTACTGTCAATAGTAAAGTTTTTACTACCTGCTGTAATAGCACTAACTGAACCACTTCCACCTGTACTACTTATTACACCACTACCATTTATAGTAACTGTTGTTCCATCAACCTTAACACCACCTAATGTTGTAGTACTAGCAGTTGGTAATGAATATGCACTTGGTTTATTAGTTAAATCATTATAACTTCCACTTGTTGCTACTGTTGCTAAACTAGGTTTATTGGTTAAATCTGTATAACTACCACTTGTTGCTACTGTTGCTAAACTAGGTTTATTGGTTAAATCGTTATAACTACCTGAACTAGCAACAGACGATAAACCACTTTGAGCATAAGTTTTTAATTGTGAACCGGTTGATTGTTTTGTAGTGCTACTATCAACGACTGGTATAATTGTCGCATCAGTAATTGAAGTTGCACTTGGTAAACCTGAAATTTTTGTATTTGCCATGCTTTGTCCTATATAATCAAATTGTCATTAGTTTCTGTCATTAATGGATTGCCGTTTTCAGCAGTTAAATATGATGTTGTTACCCCGACAGTTGGGTATAATAACCAAGGTCTTCCTACTTTGGGAGCAACAGTACCTGGTGATTCATAGACATTATATTGTCTGTATCCGTTGGTCTTACTAGTTTGTCTTTTTGTAGAGGCCAAAGCCATTTTTAATCCACGCCTTTCACTTTTTGGCGTATGTGTTGATATTCCATTACTTGACATAGCATAATCCTTACAGTATTTATGCTATTTGCCTATAGGTTTCTCGCCTGTAAGATAAGGTCTACTGAACCATAATTGAAACCATTCACTTGTTCCTGGTTGTATGTTGTTTTTCTTCATTAATTGACCTTTTTCGTTTCCAGTAACACTTATATTACTTTCTTCTCCTATAACTTGACTAGTGATTCCACTAAGTTTTTTAAGGTCTTCTAATGTTGTTTCTATGTTTTCCTGATACGATGGAACAGATTTGAGTTTATCAAATCCGTTCATAATTTTTTGTTGTTTCCATACATCAAAGGTCATGATGTATTTATTGCTTATTTAATGTCTATAGGTCTAGTTTTAGTAACAACTACACTATAGTATACTTCAGGGATAGTCATTTCTTCATCAGTATTTGGATTCTTTACAGATAAGTCAAACTTCATATCTACAAACTTATCTATTCTAAATCCAGTTCGTTCTAATAATGCCGCTAATTGTACATGTCCCATAACACTATAATGCTCACTATTATATTCGTGTTTTCTTTCTATGTTTGGAGCAGGGACTTCAATATACATTTTTGCACCCAATTTCATTATCCTATTATACTCAATTAATGTAAAGATTGGATATGGACTACATTGTAACATTTGACGGAAAAAGATAAAGTCAATAATCTCATCGTTAAATCCATCTTTTTGTGGTAAAAAAGTCATATCATAATTTTTAACATTATGACCTTTTTCTTTACAAATTTCTGTATCCTTTTCATTAAGTGTTATACCCAACATATTAGTATAACCCTTTTCTTTCATGTTATCTAAGAAATAACCTTGACCACATCCTATATCAAGTATGGCTGCATTTTTTGGTATTTCTAATGCATCAATATGCATTTCAATTGACTTGTTAGTTAAGTCCTTATGAAATTCTGTAGTTGGATCGTTTGACATGACGGTGTAAATCCATTCATTAAAGAATTTCAATTTAACAAGGTCAAGTGTTTTATTGATATCAATCATTTATTATCCTATAAGTTAATGATATTACTTATCTGGATAATATGTTGGTTTTATTTTTTCTTTTTAGACTTTTTATAGCCTTTGAAACCAACTGCAATACTCTTTGTATTAGTATCTGTTGGTTCTTTGCTCTTAGAATATGGTACAATTTCTTTGCTATCAGTTGGAACTGTTTTCTTTGCAGCCATGAACATATTATATTCTTCTTCAGTATATGGGTGTACGGTGTTGTACTTTTCAGCAAAACTAGATGCATCCATTTCTACTGCATCTTGGCTCTTTCCGTCAGCCATTGCCATAGCCATCCATAATCGGTTCATATGATATACACGGTCATATCCACCAACATCACGGGCACGATAAACTCCTAGGCTAGCATGTCCGTGATCTTTATGGATCTTGCCTTCTTTGTCTTCAGTAATAAATTCGTGTGCTCTCATTAATCGTCTATCTCATAACTTACAATATGAATGATAGGGTCAGCGAATTGCGGACTTACCATAATTCTCACATTACTAAAATGTAAGTCAACATTATACTTAGTTACTGGTATATTTGAATTTGAAAAGGTCGTGCTATGTGCAGTATAACGCAATACATTTTTATCACCTGTAACAACAATATCTAATTGAACAGATTGGGTATAGTTAGTACTTATTTTTCTACTACTTGTTACTTTAAAAACACCATTAGTAAATTTACTAGCAGGTGTTTCATAAATCACTTGATTTGTTGTGTTATCAGGAGTAGTGATAGTAAAAGAACCTATTAGTGCGTTACCATATGCCAAACTATTACCTAATGCTACATTACCACTGGTAATAAGATTACCGCTTACTTGAATGTCATTAAGTCCTGCTAAACTAATTCCAGCGCCCGGGTGGCCTGCAATAGAGAAATTTATGACATTGCCACTTTCTGTCATAGATACATTTCCTAAATCTAAGCCAGCATTGCTTAGATATATTTTATGTACAGGACTAGCGCGGTTAGCAATATCTACCGTATGTCCAGTGATAACACCAATGTTTGAACCTACATTTATTTTATCATTAACACTATCAAAAACTAAATTAGGTGTTCCACTAAAACCAGGCCCAACTTTAAACTGTATTGATCCATCTGTACCTCCCGGTGACGGGAAACTAAGTGACGAAAGTGTATTAAAATTATTGTTGATTTTGTCAAAGGCTACACGAAGAGGATCACCCGTCCCGTCATTAGCTAATGCACCAATATCAATTAATTCTACTGTTACTGACATAATTTATC